ATCAGGCGCGCCAACAGCGTCACGTGATATGATAGTATCTACTCCCGATCGTCACTTAGTATTTTTTGGAACAGAAACAACTATTGGAAATAAAGCAACTCAAGATGATATGTTTATTAGATTTTCTTCTCAAGAAGATATTACAGATTACACACCCACAGCTGAAAATAGTGCTGGTACACAAAGATTGGCCGCCGGATCACGGATCATGGGTGGTAAGCTAGGTAGAAATGCAATTTACATTTGGACTGATACTTCTTTATTTACTATGCGTTTTGTAGGAACTCCTTTTACATTTGCCTTTGAACAAGTTGGTACTAACTGTGGATTGATTGGTCAAAACGCAGCCGTGGAAGTTGATGGTGCTGCGTATTGGATGTCGGATAATGGTTTCTTTAGATACACTGGTAAACTAGAATCTATGGACTGTTTAGTTGAAGACTATGTTTATGATGATCTTAACACTACCTCTAATCAATT